GACGTGTGCTCTTCCGATCTGTAGAACTGCTTTTTATCGCCGTTGTAGGTGATTTCGTAGTACATGCCATCACACAGGACCGTGCTGGCCAGAGCTTTGGAGTTCTGAAGCGTCTTGCACTGCCACACGATGAACACGGCATCCGGCAGGATGCGCTTTTTGTCAGTCACATCGAGGTGTTCGTTGGTGTAGTCCGCGACCAACTGCCGGACACGGGCGGTAAAATCTTTTTCGTTCATAACGGACCTCCTAAAAATGGGCATGAAAAAACCACGGTGCGTTTGCATCGTGGTTAAGGTTTTAGTTATTTAAGCGTCGGGCGTGGATTCATCCGGCGTGTAGGTTGAATGAACTTCCTGCATGTTGGCAAAAAGTTCCCGGTACTCTTCCAGTGTCAAATTGTCACCATCAAGCATATCATTCACTCCTTTCTACACCGTAATTATAACACTCCTTCAAAAAAATTTCAATGGCTCTGTCTTTGTTTCCAGAGCTTTTCGCAATCGCGCGGCTCATGGATTCTTTTGCAGCCGCAAAATCAAATTCTGCGGTTTTGCTTATGGTCCATACTTTGCCCTGGTTCGTTACAATCGACATAGTTCTAACGGCATCGTAGTGCATAAAGACAGAAATATCATTCATGGAAAAGTAACTCTGCCCAGGATGATTATGGCACAGCATAACGCTGTTAGGGGGCCTTGTACGCAGCCAGTGATAAGATGCTGCATCCGCTTCAACATCGACAGAAACCTGGTCGCCTTTCACAAAATCCAGTTTTTCGCCGGTCGTCAGGTCCAGCAGGCAAGCTACCTCGTTGCTGTTGTTCTGCGTTTGGGCGAACCGCAGCAGCTCTTTGTGGGTTTCCTGTATAAAAAATGCCGTCTGGTGATCTGCTCCATTCGGAGCCACCAACGGCACTTTTTGTATTGCAATATCTGTGATGGAAACTTTCTTTCCGCGGTTCTTCTGTCGCAGTGCATACGCCGCCCTTTTCTTGGCGTTGATGCGCTCCTTGTTGGCGGCGTAGTTCACCCTGCGCATTTTGTTGATGTCTCCGCCTGCCGCATTGTACTGCGCAAGGTATTTTTCCGGGTCATATCCCGCCACAGTGGTATTGTGGTCAAACCGGATGGCAAACTCACAGTCGCAGTTGGCGTGGATGTGGTCGGCGTGGCCGCCTTTCAGCACCTTGCTGCTGGCTTTCTGCCAGCCGTTGCTTGCCAGTGTGATGCAGAACGGGCAGGTGTCTCCGTGCGGCACCCAGGCCCACTCTGCCCCGTCCCGGACGGCGTTTTTCAGGGTGGTGTCGGCCCCGGCACGCTTGACCAGGCGGCTGACGCCGTTGGGCAGGTTGGCGGGGTTCTGGTTCTTGGTGGCGTTCACCATGCGGGCCACCTCGCCGTAGTCTGCCGGTACGGCAGGCTCGGCGGCGGGCACCCCGGCGTTGGCCGCTTCGGCCAGGGCGTCATACATCTGGCAGGCCAGCTCCGCGCTGCCCTCGCCGTATTTTGTCACCAGCGCGGCGGCGTAAGTAATCAGCGCATCGGCATCCCCGGTGCCGTGGGTGTCTATGTACTGCCGCATCAACTGCCCGGCTTTCTGGTTCAGGCGGGACAGCCGGGTGATGTATTCATTCCACGTTTTCGCCGTTATCTGCATTGTCTACCTCAACAAGCAACTGCTGCCCGCGCACCCGCTGTTCCTGCGCCTTAATGCGGCGGATATCGGCCTGGTCAAAGCCGATCATCTCCAAAAACGTGTCGGTGGCGGCAAACTCCTGCCGGGCGGAAGCGATCTTGATGGCGGCATCCGCGGTCACGGCCACGCTGGGCATGGCGGGGTTCTGAAAGTGGGCCATCACGTCCCGCTCCTCCTCGGTCAGCTCGTCCAGCGTTACTTTGCGGGCAATGGCCTGCGCCATCCGGGCAATGGTGCGCAGTGCATCCCCGTTGCCGGTGTTCAGCTGCTGGGCCAGCAGCACCAGCGTTTGGCTCTGGGCCAGAATGGCATCGCTGCTGGTAGGGTTGGCGTCGTTCACCACACCCACATCGGTTACGGTCAGGCCGGTGGCAGCGGCAAACTGGGTGGCCGTCATCCGCATCTTTTCAACGTGCGGCGAAAGACTGCCCTGTGCCAGCTGGCCGAACGCGGGCTTTTCGCCGGTGTCGGGGTTGGTCGTGGCCGCGATGATCGCCCCGACATACTGCCGGAACTTGTCCGATACGATGGTATCGTACTGCTCATCCGTCACGCCAAGGATGTATTTCTGCGGCGTGGTGTCAAACTCCAGCGCAATGGCGGCGTTGGCCACAACCCGGACATAATCGTCAATCAGTGAGCGGATGGGCCGTTTCAGCCGGGAGCGGCCAAACGGCTTGCTGCTGGTGGCGTTCCAGATCAGTGGCTCCATCAGCGGCCGCCCCATCTTATTGGGATGCCGTTTTGCTGTCCAGACGGTCCCTTCGCGGGTCAGTACGATCAGGGCGGTGTCGGTATAGAAGTTGACGATGGACGGGGTCCATTTCCCTTCGTCCTTTTCGTCCTTCATGGTGTCGATGATGGCAAGGCCGCAGTCGATCCGGCCTTTCTCGCCGCTCCACAGGGCAGCGGCCGCAGCAGGGGAGTGGAACCGGATCCGGCAGCCGATCGCGTCATCCGCCGAAAGCGTGGCAAACACGCAGCCGTATTTCAGCTCATCACGGCAGGCTTTGGCGTATTCGGCCACAAGGCGGTTATCCGCCACCAGCCGGGCAAGGCTGCCCAGACTGCCGCCGGTGCCCACAAAGCCGTCAAACATACTGCGGGCGGCCAGTACGTCCACCGCTTTCTGACCCCAGCTGCAGCCGACCTCCAGCCCGCGCAGCCCCGTGGGCAGGGCAATGCCAAGGTTGACATCCCGCAGGGTCACATGACCCTCATAATATTTGTCTTTGGTGGCGTTGCGGCTCTGGTGATAGGTGTACGCCTCGGCCAGGTCGCTGAGCTGCTGCTGTTCCGCGGCGGTCAGCCCGGCCACAATACCAAAATTTAGGGTAGTCGTCATGGTTCTCCTTTATCCAATGCGCATTTTGCGGGTTGGGTCGCGTTTGCAGGTTTTCGCGCCCCACAGTGCCAGGGCGCAGGCTTCCAGCGGCAGGCTGTTGTCCCCGCCAAAGCCATACCCGCCGCTGATGGGACGCTTGGTGCTGGTGATGGCGCTTTCGGCAAGGGCCTGCTGCGGCTTGTACCAGGTCAGGCAGCGCTCGTTCACGGTGGTGGTAAACAGCCCCACCGATGCGATTACGTCCCTGGCAGAGGGGCGGAGTACGGCGCTTTTGGCTTTCCAGGTGGGGCGGATGCGCTCCACCAGCACGTCCACCCCGTTGCGGCCATCAATCACCACACAGCTTGCGCGGTCATAGCGTTCGTTCAGCCAGTCCACCAGCCAGGCCAGGCCGCGGCCGGTGGGCCGCTGTTCGATCAGCGAGACGCGGGCCGGGCCATCTTTCGGGATCACCGCGCCGCACAGGCAGACAGCGGAACCATCCGCGGCAAACTTGACACCGTAAGCGGTCTTGCCCTCCGGCTTTTCCGTCTCGCTGGCGCAGGCCGCCCAGGCCCGGGCATCCAGCGCCTTGTCGCTCTGCTCCGTCAGAACGGGGCTCCACCAGCCCAAGCGTTCTCTGGCAAAGCCGTCGGCGCTCATGCTCCGGCACTCCTCCGCCGCAAACTCCTCGCTGAGCCGAATGCCCATGGCCGGGTTAGTCTGATACCAGACCGCGTGATCTTCTAGGTCGATCTTGTCAACCTGCTCTCCCTCCACTGACCATTCGTGCCAGGCATCGTGCGCGCCCGGTGCGCCAAGACAGGCCGTCCGGCGGCGGCGGAATACGTCGCCGGGACAGCCCGGATAAGGCGGGGTTCCGGTATAGATCAGCTGCCGGGTGCCGGTGGCCGATGCGGCCAGCGTGGCCATGATGGCCTCCACCTGGTCGTCCGTCAGCTCCTGTGCCTCGTCATAGACCACCAGCGAGATGCCGTCAAAGCCGCGGGCCGCCTGCCGGGATCGGGCCGAGAACTCAATGCTCCCGCCATTCAGAAGCTCGATGCACTCCTCGCCGTTGGTGTAGCGGATGTTTTTCACCAGTTCCAGCACCTCTGGGTGCCGCTTGTCGGTAAACATCCGGGCCAGCCGGTTAAAGCTCTTTTTTGCCGTGCGCACCTGATGGGCGGTGTGCAGGATCTTCTCACCGTTGATGACCATTCCGAAAAACTCTCGCCCCTCCAGGCACACGTTTTTCCCATTCTGCCGGGGCACGGCCAGCCCGGCAGATGTCACGGTGTACCGCCCGGATGCATCCCGGCCCAGCCAGCAGTCCAGCACCAGCTGCTGCCATTCATCCAGCGCATTGCCGTAGGCGGCCATCAGCGCTGCGGCGTCCGCACCGTCGGTCGTAACGCGCTCCGGCTCGATGCGGTATCTTGGAATCTGTGCGCCGGTCATGCGTCCTGTTTTCTCCGATTCTGCACCAGAGTGAGTACGTTTGTCGGCTTAATGTCGGATATTTGCTCTTGCGGCACCTCCACAGGTAGGAGCTTAATCAGCATATCCAATCCAGACAGGTACGTTTTCCACAATGCCTCGTAAGCCCGGAAAGCCGGGTTCTCTCTCACGCCCGACTGCCCACCGCCGTTGTCATATTCCACCGTGATGCCTTCCTCACCGATGGTTTCCCTGGCATCGTCCAGCTTGGATTTCATCCACGAAACATTCAAAATCACCGGGTCAAGCGACTTGATTTTTTCTTCATTCAATCCGTTTTTGGCCAAAAATTTAGCCAGTTTTCTGCGCTCTGCGGCAGACCTTTTCGCGATCTCCGCGCGCGCGCGATTAGAAGTATCTGCTGCCACTTTTTGCTTCTCCTTCCTGTTTTGATACCACCCCCCATCAAATTGTTTTTTGCGGGGGTAAATCGGCGCTGGACGGCATGGGGTCGCCCGCCGGCCGGGGCGGGGGACCCTCCCCACCCCTCACCAGCTACCGTCTGCAGGGGGCTTTTGTGTGCGGGTGCGCTGCGCAGAATTGGGTTTTGTGGGCGAAAGCTTGCAGCCTTTTTGCGCGTTGCACCAGTAATGCGCAGCCTGTAAGTTGTCCCAATCTTCTGCCGCAGCCCGCGGGGAAGCATACCCGAACTCGCGCCAGCGCGCAACAGGCCGGATTTCATCCACCACAAAGGAGAGCGGATGCGCGGCATCAGATGGTTCATCGTAATGGATCGGGCCAAGGCGTCCGCCGCAGATTCCGCACGGCGCGCCCATGGCTTTCAGCCGGGCCCGGTGCTTCCTGCGCAGGGCTCCGTTGGCATACCGGGGGTTAGTCATGAGGGTTGCCTTCCTGCGACAGCTTACGCCGGGGCCTTTTCAGTGGCCGCTGGTAAGTCCAACATCCGCCGGGGCCAAGTTTATATTTTTGGCGTTTACACTGCGTAGGATTTACGCAACGCGGTAGGGAACAGATCACCCGTTCGCTGTTGCACATACGCCAAATGCAGTGCGTGCAGGGGGGTTCCTGCTGTTTGCAGGGCTTTTTATCTGCCATGTTACACTCCAAAACAAAAGAGGGCAGCCGGTGGGCTGTCCTCTCAATATTCTATGATATCAATTCTAGCGCTAAAAAATCTTGCACAGTGCCAACTTTTAGCCCAAACCCACACGCTGGGCCACATTTTCCAGGTATTTTCTGCGGCGGCGGTAAAATTCCCGCCTGCTGATTCCCGGAAGATTTAGGCGCTCAAACGTCCAGATACGGCAGTCATTGCAGTTGAGTGCAATAGCCTTTTGCAGCGCAGCCCGTACTGTGGCGCTCTGGATGTCGGCCCCAATCTCATCCGCGGCAGCATCAATGGCCCGCATGATCTGCACATCCCGCTGTGTCTCAAGCTGCTGGATCGCCTCGGCCTTGTCGGCGGTGATGTCGCTGGCGCTGCCGTTGGCGCACGGCAGGTACACACGCACGGGTGTGCCGCAGCGGGTTGTGGTATCTACAAAATTTGTGCCGCTGCGCAGGATGATCTCGTCAACCTGTCGCTTATACTCAGCCTTGCGTCTGGCCTGACCACGTACCAGCTGCAGTGCAGCCAATACGATGTCATTCGGCAAGCGTTTGTTTTTCCCCACGTGTGTATACCTCCCTTAATCCGAAATATGGCTGTCTCTGCGTTCAGGTGTCAGGATCTCCGCCATGTGTGTGCGGCATATAAATTTTTGATTCTTCATCATCCACATGCGCGGCAGCTTTCCCAGCGGCTACCCCGGCGGTATAGGCGGCGGCCAGCAGTACGGCCAGAACAGCGCTGCCGATGATCGAAAGCAGGATGTTCATCAGTCACCCCACCTTTCGCCGCGGCTGCAAAAATCATCCGGCGTGTTGCGGCCATACAGCGGGCACTGCACAGTGGCCCAGTAGCGGCAGCGCCCACACCGCGGCAGGCCCAGCAGCCGCAGGTGCAGCGCACGGGTGATGCGCAGCCCGCACCACATCAGCCCACAGATCAGCATTCCGCCCGCAAAGAGCACGCAGGGGGCAACAACAAACACAAGAGCCAGGCATTGGAGAATGTATAGACAGTTGGAATCAAAGACATGCATCCGCCCCACCTCCCAACAGCCGCAATGCTTTGCGGATGACGGCACATCCATGCACGGAGCAATCATGTTCCAGCCCGCAGCCAAGGCAGGCTTCGGGGCGGCGTTCGGTTTGCAGCCGCCGAAGCTGCCTCATTTCCGCCGGGGTCATTGTCTGGGTCTGCCTGCATTCACCGCATTCATGGCAGGTATGCTCTTCTGCATCAGAGGTCTGACACCGGCTGTTCTGGGCGTCAAAAGTTATCTTTTTCATTCGATTTCCTCCGTCCACCAGTCCCATGCACAAGCATCACATTCATCCGCGCGTTGCGAATACTTTTTGCAGTGTTCGCCGGTCAACTTCCCGTCAATCACGCATGGAAAAATTGCAATCGCACCCGTGTCAGTGTTGATTTTCGCATCTGGGTAAGCCTTCAAAAACTCACTCTGACGGGTCTTGGCCGGGTTGGCGTTACTCCACTTTTCAACGGTGGTATACATTTCGGCAAAATCGGCGGCTGTTAAGCTTGCCATGGTTTTGCGATCAGCGCAGCAGGGCAGTGCGCACAGTGGGCAGTCATACCCGCATTCGCTGTCATCACATGTACCGCCGCGCTGTTTGCACAGTCGCTGCATTTCTTTCCAGAAGTTTTTTGGCTCCATCGTGTTCCTCCTTGATATTTCATCAAAAATTGTCTCCGGCCAGAATGCGAATCGGTATCCCGCCGGGGCGGGGGATAACGTTGTATTACCTGCGTTTCCGGCGCAGCTTGATGTATAGCCGCCATTCGGCCCGCTCCTCGTTATAGCTTGGCACAGCCCCCAAAAACCTGTAACCAGGGTAGCGCCGCTCCCAATAATCAGCATCGTCCACGCGCATGGTGCAGGCATCGGCCAGTTTGCGTGGGGTCCAGTGGGTATCATTGGGGTGGGGATAGGTGGGCCGCTTTAGGCCGCGGCTTGCATGCCAGCTTTTGCGGCGGCGGGGGTATTTCAGCATGTACTTTGCCAGCCCTTCCAGGCTATCGTGTTCCGGCTGCAGGCGGTCAGCGTTCACGGTGCCCAGCGGTTCCCGGCTGCGGCCGGTGCACCACAGATCTTCCAGCGCATCACGCAGGGCGGCGCGGTGGGCGGCGGTCAGGCCGTCCACCTGCAGCACCATGTGGTGATGGTATCGCACTTCTTTCAGGCCGTTGGCCGGGTCGGCTTCCTGGTTTTCCGTCACGCACACCCACTTGATGGGGGTGGCATCCTGCCAGTTTTTGCGGGTCAGCCATCGGCGCACCCGTTTCAGGTAGTTGTATACGTCCTTCCAGGCGGCTTCATCGTCATCCGGCAGCCACATGTCTTCGTATGTCAGGGTAAGAGCAAAACCCCGCTGGTCAAAATTTGTGTTCAGCAGCTGCACCAACAGCCGCGCCGACCGTTCCCGGTTACGCTTTTGCTGGGCCAGGCTGCTGGCAAACTTCTTCTTGCCGCGGGGACCCGCCCGGTGTTCCCGCTCAGTGATCCAGCAAAAATCTACCTCGGCATAACTATCGCCGCAGATTGTTTTCTGCTCTCGGATGTATTGCTTTCTGGCAGATTTCATGCTGTTCACCTCTTTTCTTTCTTTGGGGGAGAATGGACCTTGAAATAACCCCTATACAAGCCGCCCACACGGCCCCCCCCTCGGACCGTTTGGCGGCAGCTCGCTGCGGCTGCGCAGCCACATGCTCTATATAATAGGTAAGCTGTGCCCGGTTTTGCGAAAGCCGCCGCCCTGGTTTAAGGGCTGCGGCTTTGGTTCACGCTTGGGTTTCTTTTGCAGGGCCGCCCATCAGGCGGTCGTGGATGATTGCGGTTTTTGTTTCGATAATGCGGCGGCGGACAATGGCTAAAAGGCTGCCAAGCGCTGATACGCCGCAACCGGGCCCCGCTTCGCCCATCTCAAACAGCAGGGCTACCAGCACTTCTTTGTTGCTTGGCTGCGATCCATCCCTTTTGTACAGTTCCTCTTGCATACACCGGAATACCATCTCAGCCCCACGCGGCTGCGGCAGCCCCATCGTGCCCATGATCAGCTTGATGCACTTTTTTCTTGTCATTGATTTCATCCTTTCTGTTTTACTGTTGCCCGCCAACCCGCCGGGGCGCAAGGGTCTTTTTTAAGGCGGTGGCGGTTTGCGGCATGCTGTCCAGATAGGCAAACTGTTTTTCATATGCCCGGCGCTTGGCATCCTGGGCACAGTCGGCCTTGTAGCGCTCGCAGTTGGCATGGCAGCCCACGCGACGCTGTTGGCAGTTTTTACAGCTTCGTTCCATTGGTCACCTCATTTTTCTCCGCTTCTTGGTGGCGCGTCCCGGTGTTGGTCCGGGCGGCATGGGTTGCTTGGGCCATGCCGGTGCTGCACACGCACCATAAAAACCCGCCTGCCCAGGCGCACCCGCGGCGCTTGGCAATCTGCACGCAGGGGCCTGGCACCCGGTGGAAAAAGCCGGGCTGAAAAGCTAACAGGCGGCCGCCGGGCACAAGCCGGAAGTAGTGGCCGGTGCCGGGCGTTGTGCATTACCTGCACAGTGGTGTTGCCGTACTTGCCCACGCAGCAACTGTGGGAGGATTCAGGGGCCGCCGCGGCCTCGTGCAGCTTTGGCGGCATATCTGCCCCGCCGGGGCGGGGTTATTGGATCTTGTAGTGCTCGGCCAGCTTTTTCAGCACAGCCGGGTGCAATAGGGATAGCTCAAACCGGGTGCGGCAGGCATCGCCGGGCGGACTTACCTCGCCCAGCTTGGCCAGGTACTGGTTGTACAGCCAGCCCATCACGGGATGGGCAATGTTCGTCATGTACCAGGGCGGGCGCTTGGGGTTCTGCTCTGCGGCCTTGCGGCGCTCCTCAATAATCAGCGGGGCCAGCCGGTCAATCAGGGCTGCGCGTTCCTCCGCCGTCATTGGTGGCCGCCTTTGCCGGGGCGGAATACAGCATCATCATCGTGCAGCCGTTCCGCATCCCGCATGGCATTGCGGTAGCCCACATCCCGGCCACTGGTCCAGGTAGCCAGCAGCCCCAGGGCCACAACCCCGGCAGTAATAAGATAGCAGATCATTATTTCAGCACTTCCTTCACATCGTCCAGCAGATCGGCTGGTATCATCCCGGCCTGCATCATGTGGTGCAGGCTTTCCCGGTAATCGTGCAGGCGGCCTGCCAGCTCTGCCGCCTGGCAGAGCAGCATGCCACGCGTGCCGGGGTTGTGTACGCCGTTGGTGCTGCGCAGTATAATGCAGTAGGTTTTGCGGGTGGCAGCGGTGTTTTCCAACAGCCAGGCCACGGCCTCCCGCGGCGTCATTGGTGCGTCCATGGCTTTTTCACCCTCCCCGTGTTCGGCATCTGCGCGGACAAAAACGCCGCCGCGCAGCGCTCGCAGAATTTTTCGTTGTTGACCGCCGGGCTTTTGCACTCAAATGCAAGCCCCAGCTGCGGCGCAAGGTATTCCGGGCAGGCCCAGTGCAGGTAGCTGGCGGCGGCCATCCTGGCGGTGCAGCGGCGCAGGCCCCGCAGGGTGTTGTCCACGCAGCCAACCTTGACGATCCGCTCTTCCTCTTCCAGTTCCTGCAGCCATTCCAGCACCGTCATGGCTGCACCGCCGTGTTCTGATTCTGCGGAGTAACAATCTCCGTTTGCCCCATTCCCTGGGCTTCGTACCGCCAGCGGGCGGCCTCATTCGCCTGGTGTGCCGCAATGCTCAAAGTCAGCACCAGCGCCGCGGCCATGGTCAGGGCAAGCACTTCCCAGCGGGCGGCTTTGTCCTGCGCTTTGGCGGCTTCCTGCTGGGCAACCTCGGCGCGGTAGTTGGACTGCCAGCTGTCGTATTCGGCGTTCTGCTTTTCCCAATCCTTGCGGGCGGCGGCGCGCTCTGCCGCATTGGCGCGGGTTTCGGCGCGGACAACGCGCTGTGTCAGGGTTACCCAGCGTTCGGCATTGCTGGGATTTCCGTCATTGATAGACCGCAGCACGGCAGTCATGTCGGTCAGTTCTCTTGTTTCCATTGGTTGGTGTCCTCCCATCTGGGCGGGTAGCTTAATACAGCGTCCATCATGCAGCCGCAGGCCACGGCGGCTTCCAGCGCGCTTGCCCAGTCCTGCTGCCGCCTGCCGCGCTTTGCCGCGGCGTACAGCAGCTCTTCCACAAGGTTCTGGGCGGTCGATCCGCGCACGGCCAGCGGGTGGCGGCGCATAATCAGCTTGCCCAACGGCTGACGGATGTGCAGGTCAGACGTTCTTGTGCCCACTTCCTGCGCCGCGTCCAGCCGCATGGCCACAAGCGGCCACATGTCAGACCGCACAAGGCGCGCGGCTTCATATACCACGGCGTACAGGGCAGCTTCCAGCGCATAGGCGTCGGCGGCTTTCTGGGCCGCCGGGGTGCTGGCGGTCGAGACGTCAATGATCCGGCAGGCGCGCGCCAGCTTGTGAGTGCTCTCCATAATGCCGGCGCTGGTTACGTTCTGCGGCTTTTGGGCTGCTGCCAGGCGCAGGGCATCCGTGCCCATGTTGGCAACGGCATCCCCGCTTGCGCACAGGGCAGCGGCCCAGGCGCGTTCTAACGGCGTCATGCCGCGCCGTGGGGAAATATTTGGTTTGGCATTTTCCATTCAGGGGTCCTTTCTGCCGGGGTGGGGGTGTTCAAGCCCCAACCACCAGCGCCAGCAGCGCGTGGTGGATCGCCCACAGGCAAAGGTACCACGCCGCGCCGCAAAGGCAATAAAATAAAAACTTTTCCATCGGTTACTCCAGGTAATGTACTTTAAGCGCAGCCCACCCACCCAGCAGGCAGCCAGCCAGCCCGGCCAGGGCAGACGCTCCGCCGCCCTGGGCCAGGGCGGCCACGGCGCACAGTGCGCCCAGCCCGCAGGCCGTTAGCGTGAAATTGGCGAAAGCCTTGCAAATGGGGCTGATGTAGGGTAAAATACAGGTGATGAATTTTTTCGTCTGGCCGTCACGGTGTTGCAGCACCGGGGCGGCTGTTTTTGTTTGGGGCATTGTCGTTCTCCTTTCAGTTTAGCCGCACGCCGCGGGCGCGTAGCTCGGCCTTTTTGCGTTCCAGTAGCTCCTTGGCATCGGGACGCTGCATAAAGCGGTGGTAAAAATCCAGCGTTGCCGCCGCCAGCCGCTCGGTAGCATAGGGGTCTGGCTCCGCGGTGGTGGTGATTTTGATAGTGGCGGGGAGAGAGGAAGGGGTCAATAGGATACCTCCTTTTTAGCGATGCTGCATAAGCCAGCGTTCGATTTTTTCGCAGATATGACAGATGTTGTCAAGAAAATTGACTTTCTGCTCAGTAATGAGTATCTTGATAGCGAGAATTAAAAACTCCATGACAGTGTTTTGATTTTGCTCCCGCCCTATCTCATGCACAGGGGCGCGCCTTCTTTCGTGGCGGAAAGGAGGTGCTGCTATGAAAAAAGTCACTGTAAAATCCGTTGGCGAAGTAAAGCGACTCTTGACTGACGGATATGAACTGATCTACTGGTCCTACTGGACTGGTAATCCCAAAACAACGACTTATACCCTGCAAAAGACTGAGCACTGATAAATAGGTGATGCCCCTGTGCATGAGACAGGGCGGGAACGGAAGAATGGAACAGAAGAGCTCAGCGGCGCTGGTTGTTCTCAAGCAGATAGTCGATCGAACAATCGAACAGATTAGCCATCTGGATAAGTTTGCTTTGAGGGATGTGTCCGTGGGACATCCAGTTGTAAACTGTCTTTCTGGTTACTCCCAGCTGTTGCGCAAGGGCTTCCATGGAAAGCCCAAGGCGACTCCGTTCGGCGTTGATGTTTGGATAGGGCATTTGGTGTCCTCCTTTCGTTTTGCGATACTCGTTTTGAGTATCATGACATTATAATATACCCAAAACGAGTATTTGTAAAGCAAAATAATGCCCGAAATGAGTAAGTGATTTTTGTGCAAGTTGCTCAAATCGGGTAATTTGAATTGACTTGTTACTCAAAATGTGTATTATAGAAATAAGAATAGAGATAAAGGAGGTGCCTATGGTGAACCGAATGAAGCAGCTGCGCGAAGAAAAGGGACTGAATATGAAAGACGTCGCCAAAGCTTTGGGAATGCCATATACAACCTATGTAAACTATGAAAAAGGAACTCGTGAACCGAGTTCTGAAATCTTGATACAGATTGCAAACTTTTTTGGCACAAGCATTGATTACCTTGTAGGAAAAGTTGAATCTGTAGGGCAAAGGACGATTCCGGCAGGGTTCCAACCGTTGCCGAAAATGTCGAATGTACCGCTTGTTGGCCGCATTGCTTGCGGCCAGCCCATTACCGCTGAAGAAAATGTGGAACGCTTGGTTTCTATCCCGACAGAATGGCATGCAGATTTTACCTTAATGTGTGAAGGAGCCAGTATGGAGCCCAAAATCCATGATGGGGATTTGGTGGCAATCCATTGTCAGCCGCGCGTTGAAAATGGGGAGATTGCGGCTGTACGCATCGGAGATGAAGCCACGTTGAAACGTGTGTTTCTTTTTGAAGATCATGTTGAATTGCGTGCAGAAAATCCGGCATTTGCTTCTATTGTTCGTATAGGAGAAGCAATGAATGATGTTCATATCGAAGGGAAAGCCGTGGGGCTGTGCCGGGGGTTGTAAAAAGGCCCTGCACTACTGGACATAGTGCAGGGGAATAGACTTTAATCGATAAGGATGTGTTCTTGATGGGATTTCGCTTTCGTAAGAGTGTAAAAATTGCACCGGGTGTCCGCCTGAATCTGAATCGAAAAAGTGCCAGCATTTCGCTGGGCGGCAAGGGCGCGCACTACACAGTAAGCTCAACTGGGCGCAAAACAGCAACGGTGGGGCTGCCGGGAACGGGCATTTCGTATTCAGTTACAGAATCAACGGGAAAGTCCTCTTCGAGGACAAAAAGCGGCGGAACCCATTCATCAGGAAATGGTGGCGGTAAAAAGAATAAAGGCGGCTGCCTGATGATTTTGCTTGCCTTGATGTTTTGGCCATTTGCTCTGAGCTACTGGATATGGAAAACCGATAAATTCCAGGCAAGTAAAAAGATTCGTGCGGCAATTATTACGGCGTTTTGGATCGTAATGTTTTGTATCGGAACGTTCAGCGGAGGCAGCCAGCAGAAGGCAGAACAACCGCTTCCAACCGCCACAATAGCAGAAGAAACGCCGCAGCCGACAGAAGTGGCTACCGCAACCCCGGCCCCCACAGTAACCCCAACAGAAGCCCCGACCTCTGCACCCACGGAAGCCCCCACACCTGACCCTACAGCGGTGCCAGAAACAGGTAACACCAGCCAGACAAGTAACGGCACCACAGCAACCGGCACATCAGATTATCAGCCAGGTATGGTTTATATTGCAAGCAGCGGCAACGGCAAAAAGTACCACCGTACCCCCGATTGCAGCGGAATGGACGATGCCACCGCCGTAACGGTAGAGCAGGCAGAAGCCGCTGGGTATACACCTTGTAAGAGATGCTACTAAAATAGTAAAGCTCCGCAGGCTACATTTTGACCAGAACAAAATAAAAAAAACGCCCCCGGTGCGCCAACACCGAGAGCGTTTCCATAGATCAGCTTGCCCACAAAAGTGGATACAATCGACCCGACAATTGTATTGTACCACCTTGCGGGCAGGATTGCAAACCCAAAAGGTGATACCATGAAAAAGAAGCAACCAAATACCCGCCATGGCCGGGCGGCGATTTACGCCCGGTATTCGTCCCATAACCAACGGGAAGCATCCATTGAACAGCAGGTCAAAGCCTGCCGGGAACTGGCCGTGCGGCTGGGGCTGGATGTGGTGGAAACTTACGAGGATAAAGCCATCAGCGGCAAATCCGACCGCCGCCCCAGCTTTCAGCGCCTGCTGCGGGATGCGGAAAAAGGTTATTTTGACTGCGTGCTGGCGTGGAAGTCCAACCGTATGGGCCGCAATATGCTGCAGGCCATGACCAATGAAGCCCGCCTGAAAGACTGGGGCGTAAGGACCTTTTACGCGGAGGAAGATTTTGACGATACCGCTGCCGGCCGTTTTGCGTTGCGCAATATGATGAACGTCAACCAGTTCTACAGCGAGAATATGGCAGAGGACATCACCCGCGGCATGATGGATAATGCCAGCAAGTGCCTGAGCAACGGCGCGCTGCCATTGGGGTACAAGGCAGGGGAGAACGGCCGCATTGTGCTGGATAAGGCGCAGGCTGCCGTGGTTCAGGAAATTTACACGCGGGTGGCCTGCCGGGAGCCTTTTGTGGATATTGCGGCGGATCTGAACCGGCGCGGCATCAAAACCAAGCGCGGCGGCCCGTGGACCAAAAGCAGCTTTTATACGATCTGCCGCAATGAGCGCTACCGCGGCATTTATATTTACGATGACGTCCGGGTGGAAGGCGGCGTTCCGCGTATTGTTTCGGACGGCCTGTTTTATCGTGTGCAGGAGGTGCTGAAAGTGAAAAAGACCCCACAATCCGCCCGGCATCATACCGGGGCAGAGGATTACCTGTTGACAGGCAAGCTGTTCTGCGGCAAATGCGGCAGGCCCATGACGGGCGTTTCCGGCACCAGCCGCTCCGGCGAAATGCACTACTATTACACCTGCCAAAAGCGCCGCCGGGAACACGCCTGTGATAAAAAGAACGTGATCCGCGAGCAGATCGAGAAGAGTGTGGCACAGGCCATCAAGCAGTATATGCTGACGGACGAGATGATCCAGCACATGGCCGATGCAACCATGGCCTACAATGCCCGCCAGGAAAAAGACCTGCACCTGCAGGACCTGCAAGGCCAGCTGGCCGCGGTCAAAACCTCCGCAGCCAACCTGCTCAAAGCCATTGAGATGGGGGTCATCACCGAAACCACCAAGGCCCGCATGGTGGAGCTGGAACAGGAACAGGGGCGGTTGAACGCCCAGATTGAAAACGCCCGCGCCGAACTGGGACCCATTACACGGGATAATTTTGTTTCACTGCTGCACATCTACCGGGATGGTGACATCAATGACAGCAAGTACCTGGCAAGCCTGTTTGAAACGTTCCTGGTGCGGGTAGATCTGTACGATGATCACTTCCTGATTTGGTTCAATCCCCTCGGCCAAAAGACCCCGGCTGATATCCCGATCACAAGCATAGAAAACGGGGATGTAGATGAATTTTTTGACGAATGTAGGAGTGAAAATGTGTTCGATTGGGGTGGGAAATGGTCCACCATAAACCATCAAGACGAACACACTACTTTTATCACGATGATAGGTAATGTGTTCGTTTTGTTTTGTCCGTTTCCGGGCCTGAAATAGAAATAAATTAAGTCTAATTTGTGAACAAATAGAACATCATTAGAGACCCATTACAACAAAAAAAGCGGCGGGCAATCCCTGAAAAGATGGAAAGCCTGCCGCTTTTATTATGGATTATTTAATTTGCCGGTAATTTGCCGGTAAATTGCCAGTCAGTTGTCTTTTCCGATCTGCTTAATAACCTGATCCGCGCCGGTCGCAGCCAGGCCGGAAACAATGCCCACGGCCAGGGCGGTCAGGGGATCAGCGGCGGGAAAGTCCGGCACGTTGATGTACATGGCGGCAAGGCCCAGCAGGCCGCCAAGGGCGCCGCAGATGGACGGCAGCCATTTATTGGCAAGCGGGGTCTGCTTGACAGCGGTGGCGGCCAGGTAGCAGATGACGGTGATGCAGGCAACGGAAGCGATGCCAAAAGATGCAAAATCCATGATGATTTCCTCCTATGTGTTTTGTGTGTTCAATCGTTTCTGATCGGCAAGGCCTTGGCGCGGTTGTACAGTTCTGTACCTGTGCCGTTGCCGCCCAGCGCATGGTAGCTGCGGTAGAGGTATTCCAGGTTCCGCATAGCGTCCGTGTCGATGCTGCCTTGCGCAAGGCAACGGGAGCACTCGGCGTACAGGCGATCGTGTAGGATAGCCAGAAGTCCGGCCTTGATGGCTTTGCGCTCTTCCTCCTGCTCTTTCACGCGCTTAGCCAGGCGGCGATACCCGGCCAGCAGTGCGGCGCAGATCAGTCCGAAGAGCCACTGCACCCAGTATTTGATGATCCAATCCAGCACGGTTAATCCTCCACATACTCGGCCTTGTACAAGCCTGCGTCAATCAGCTGCAGATCCACACACTTGCGCATGATGTACCAGGCGTCGCCGCTGGATACCGGCCCAACGTCCAGCATCCACTGGTTGCCATCTGCACAGGTTTCGCGGTACAGGCCCGCCGCGATCAGTCCCAGCCCATCGCACAGGGCGCGGATGGTTGCGCGGTCGCCGCTGGAGATACGGCCAATGGTGATTTGCTGCTTGTCCAGCTTGTTGGGGGTGGTATCCTCCGGTGTGGGCGCGGTGTGGCCCTGCAGGCCCGCCTGGATCATCAGCTGCTCATAGTCCTTGTAGACGCGGTTGCAGTCCAGGCTGGTGCCGTAGCCGGGCACGCCCAGCGCGTTGCGGCTGGAATACTGCCAGATGCCATACGGCAGGGGACAGGTGCAGGCATTGCCGTACTGGGCAACCCAGATATCATACTTGGACAGGGACTTGTAGTCCAAGCGGTTGCGAATAAAATAGCAGCTGGCGTACAGGATGCCGTAATACCCTGCGGCCTCAATTTCAGACAAAAAGGCCTGGACAAGTGCCGTGCGCTGCGCATTGGTCAGGCGCAGGATGCACGGCTCATATTCGATGTCATAGGCCACCGGCAGGCACAGGTGCTTGCCCTTGATCGCGGCCAGGCAGCAGCGGGCCTCCTGGCGGGCTTCCGCCGGGGTACTGGCATAGCTGTACCAGTACACACCGTACTGGATGCCCAACCGGGCGCATTCCGCTGCGTTGCGCTCAAACTGGGGGTCTTTCTGGCTGCTGTAACGGCCATACCCGGCGCGCAGCATGGCGTGGCGGATGCCCTTGCTGTAGGCTGCCTGCCAATCAAAATTGCCCTGGTGTTTCGATACGTCGATTGCATAATACATACGCTTCACTTCCTTTGTACTTGTGCTTTGTACGCTGCTGTAGCTGCCCAGCTTGACCGCACTGCTGGCCGTGCTAAAATCGTTGTCCAGCCAGTTCAGCGGGTTCGTGCGCTGGCCTTTCCAGCGCACCTCAAAATGCAGGTGTGCGCCGTAACAGTTGCCGGTATCGCCGCTGTAGCCGATCAGCTGACCCTCCTGCACCTGCTGACCCTGGGTCACGCAGAGCTTGCTCAGATGGGCATACAGGGTTTCGAGGGCTCCGTACTTGTAGGTCGTGTGGCGCAGCTTGACCATGTTGCCGTAGCTGTTGACATCCCCCTGGGTGCGCTTGCCGTTCCAGTGGTACGCGATTGCAACCGTGCCGCCCTCTGCGGCGTATACCGGCGTGCCCACCGCCGCGCGGAAATCCAGCGCCCGGTGCAGGCTGCCATCATTGTAGAGCCAGCCCGCGGTGATGATGTGCTGGGCCAGTGGCCAGTGAAGCAGGACGTCTTCGTTTTCCAGTCTCATAATCATATACCTCTTGTAACGACAGCGTTGATTGCCGTCAGTCCACTTGGCAGGCCGGATAGCTTGCCGTTGCTGATGCTTAGGCTCAGACTGGTGCTGCTTGGGCTGCCGTATATGGCGCTCTTGTAGTACTTGTCGCCCGCAAACGCGATCAGGCTCGTAGTCTGCTGGCCCCAGCCGCCGGAACTGGTCATGGTGCCGTAGCCCCAAATCTTGATGGTTCCGCTGGCGGTCTTAAAACTAACGCTAGGGCTGGTGCTCGTAATGGCATATGCCTCAACATTGTTTGTGCTGCTGCCGCTACTGGACGATACGTTCACCGTTACCTTGCCGCTGCCGTTGTGGTAACCGGCGGGGATGGTGTACGTCCCGTTGGCCGTCATGGTCTTGGCAACCGCCCCGTTGTTGGTCATGGTGCCGGTAACTTTGCTGCCGTTCACATACGCCGTTTTGCCGCTTAAAATGTTGGCGGCGGTGGCGGTCGCATCGCTGGTATCCACGCCGCTGGAAGAGCCGCTTGCCGTCACCTTGCCTCTGCCGTTGTGGTAGCCCGCCGGGATGGTCACGCTGGCTCCGGGCGCAATAGTCGATGTCCACGCGCCGTTGTTGGTCATGGTGCCCTCTGTATTTAATAAAATACCACCACCAGAAGCACCGGTTGTCGTGTTTTTCCATGTTCCATCCGCCGTAAAAGTCCGGCCTTCTAGGACTTGGCTCGCGAAGCACGAACCTAAATAGGATGCCTTTATTTTAACAATGTTGTTTTTAGATTTATCCCATATGGCTTTATCAGTTCCACTGCCGGGACTGGTGTATGCTATATAGCTTCCACTAACCGAAAGGCAATCCGCAGCCTCGGCAACCACATTGACCGGACTGCTAAGTGTCCCCGTCACTTTACTGCCATTCACATACGCCGTTTTGCCTTTGGCGATATCGCTCGCTGTCGCCGTAGCGTCGGAGGTATCCGTACCGCTTGTGGCGGGGAGACTGCCAGTGATCTGCACGCCGGTGGCATCGTGCGCAGTTACACCCTCCCGCAGATCGCTGGGGGTCACGGTGTCGCCGGTTAGATCAAGGATGGTCGTATCATTGATAATAACCTTGTTGACCGCCATGCTCAGCCCCCAATCGTCAACGTCTGGCCGCCAGCCGCATTATCAACGTATGTGGCCGGGATCGCCTGCACAGTAACTTGGGACAGGCAGTTATACGCTTTGTCGGGCAGCACAACCTGCTGCTCAAAGGTCGGCGTAACGCTCTTGGCCTGCGGCTTCATACCTTCGCTGCCGCTCATAGAGCCTTTCACGCCCAGGACCGTAACGCCCTCGCGGATATTTGTGGGCACCAGCTTGGCCTGTTCGGTCGCTGCGATAGTCACTCCGCCCGCGCCATCATGAAAGCCCATGGGAATGGTGTACTTACCAGAAACGGTGCTGATTTCACCGTTGACTTCGCCGTTGTTGGGCATTGTGCCGGTCATTTTAGCGCCACGCGCGTAGAATGTTTTCCCGTTCAAAACCTCCGCCACAGCTGCGGTAGCATCGCTGGTATCCGCGTCTTTCGTGCTGGTACCGGTAATAGGGGCGCCGGACTTGTCGTGCGCTGTGATACCTTTTGCGAGCTTGTCCGGGGTAATGGTATCGGCAGTCAGGTCAAGCTTCGTTTCCTTGCCGATAACAACCTTGTTTACGTATTTATTGGGCATTGTAGTACTCCTCTCCTATAATCAGTGTGTAACCGTTGGAATCGTTGGTTACCTCGTACTGAGGTATCTTTTTGATTGTTATGTTCTGCTGCAATAGCCGCTTTGCGGTGGGCAGGGTCTGCGCCGAGAACAACGGCGTGATGTCATATGGCCCTGCATACTCCGGCGCGCTAACCACTGCGGTGCCTGTAATGCGCACTGATACGGCGCTCTGTTGGGCCACTCGCACCTGGATCATGCACCATCAACCTCCTGGAATAAGGTCGGGCTCATTTTGAGCGCCAGAATCTCCGTCTGCGGCTGGTCAGTGCTGTCCCGCAACGTGATGCGGGTGTCCATGTACAGCGTCTCGCCGCCCAGGAATCTGTACGTTTCTTCCCGCGTCCAGGGGATAAGGATGATGTTCTGCCCCGCTTGCCGGGTGCAGTCATCCGGCCAGACGTTGGATTTAATAGCCGGGAAGCCATTATAATTTTTTTGCTTAAATACAAATTCGATCCGGCTTATCTCGTCCAGGCTCATGCCGATTTCCACGGGCAGCACAAATTGCGTTCCCTGTTTCATTCGTTTTTCTCCTGGTTCGGCTGGTTCGCCGCTGCCATTTCCTCCGCTGCCATGTTTTCACGCACGGCAGACAGCACGTTCTCTAAAATCAGCTCAGATACCGCATACGGGATCTTGGCATCATTCAGGGCGGCGATAATCCTGCGTCTGCATTCTTTTATGCGTTTGGTATCGGTCATGGTCTGCACCCCCTTATGTGTCACAGCCGCGCATTTACAGCGTCTTTCAAGGTTTTGATAGCGGCAAGAAGCTCCTCATCCAGAGCCACGAAGGAGGCCCTGTTGTTCTGGCTGGTGATGTTGCCATCACTGTCCAATTCGGTGTATGTGTAGCTCACGCGTTCGCCCTCAGCGGTCGTTACGATTGCCACGCCGGATAATTTCTTCATGCTAATTCCTCCGATTCATCCAATAGAATGTCTGCGGTTTCGTTCGCGCCGGTGTCCATAGCCAACAGGTCATCTGCGGCGGTGGTGCTTTCATCCTGGGCGCGGGCGGCGGTGCTGGCGGCCAGCTCAATGCCTGCCGGATCACCGGCAGGGTAGCTGCTGTCACTGCGGTCGGCATAGCTGCCCTCATAGCCGCGCTGGGCGGCCATGCAGAGCCAGGCAAAGCACTGCCCTGGTGCGCCATGTATAATGGCATACTGGCCGCAGTTTTCGGCCCAAATGTGCCCGGTGCCATCGCAATCCGTCAGCAGCCAGGCGGGCTGCCCGTACTGAGCGATGGTCTCCGCATAACGCGGGTCAAGGGCAATCAGGCACCAGCCTTCGGGGCCGCACTGGCCCTTGCCCCAGTCCGCAAAGGTTGGCAGCGGCGTCTCAAATGCGGCCATTTTCAGCGCGCCGAAGCTGGTAGGCACCACGCGGGATTTGCTGCCCCAAACGTCCAGATTGTGTACATTCAGCTTGCCGCTCACGCCAACGCGGGTAGTGTTAAAATCGGCATCGCTGTCATCGCTGCGGTTGTAGGTGATCTGCATCCCAACGTAAGATGTCGGGTTAAGGCCGTCAACCCAGCCGTACTTGGCGTACTTGCTGCACGCGCCGATGTAGCTACTGCCCGCCTCTGAGTACAGCACGCCGGTTAATCCAATCGACCCGGTGTTGATGGTGGCATACCATGCGATGTGCCGGTTGTCCAAAAATACACGCTCACCGGCCTCGGTGCCCATACGTATCCAGGCGTTGTCCAGGTCGTACACGGTGGTGTAGTTGAGGTTATGCAGCTGCCCGGTCGTGATGTTGCCGCCGTTGATAATGGTCTTATCCTGGTTCCAAGTGCTCAAATCCGAAAATGTCACAACGCCGGATAGGTTGATCTGTGCGCTGGTGATCTCTGTTCCGCTCGCTGTCAGCTTGATGGTGCTGCTGGTTCCGCTTGTGCTGGCCGTCAGCTTAATTTCGCCCACCGTCTGCTTGATCTCGGTTTTGGTTTCGTTGGCGGTCAGATAGTCGCCGGTGCTGGCCGTCCAGGCAGTGGGGGCGTTACCCATCTGCACCATGGGGTGCATAATGGTCAGATCGTTGGTAACGGTGGCGTTATCGTCCGCGGTACTCACAAACAGACCGTCTGCATAGCCGTCCGCGGTCGCCGTGAACGCCGCCCAGCGCAGCTTCCAGCCGTTATCCAGCGCAATGTCCTGCTTTGCATTTTTGAACGCGCTGCCATAGTAGGCTTTGGTTCCGCTGGGGGATTTGGTTTCAAACTGCAAAAACAGGCTGTCCGTGCCGGAGTTGAGCTTGTACAGTACCGATGCACAATAGGTCATGCCCTTGGCAATCACCAGCGTTTTGTCCGCACCAAAGTGGAAGCGGGTGTTCCGCGCTTTATTGGTCACGCGAACAGATTCACCGCTGATCGTGTATGTTCCTTTTTTGCTCAGGTCATTGCCGCCTGCATCCAGGGTCGCATTGTTCCAGTCGTCGGTGCCCGCAATAATATTGTTGCCGCCGGTGATCCGCTGCGTTACCGTCTGGGTAATTCTATCGGCTTTCTGGTCAATCGCGGATACTGATTCTTTAACGGTTTTGAATTCCTGCT